ATTAGGGGGGCTTGTGTACTGTGGCCGGGGTCAGTCATATATCCAAATTGACTGATCCACGTTTGGTGGTCACATATACACAGGCGCCTCGGCGGGAGCGTTCGCTATACATACTGGAAGGGGTGTGTAGCAATGATCGCTCTTTAAAAATAAACAACCCAGACATAGACACCCTGCGTGCCGCACTTCTTGAGCGGATGTACTACTGTAAAGTGGGTGACGCGTTCGTAGAGCCGCCACAAATACCGTACAGTAGTATTAACACCAAGTTATCTAGATTTCGACGTTTGTTGTTACAATCGATGTCCTATTCTCCCCCTATTTCCCCTGAACAATTTGTTGAGATGTATAAGGGTCGGAAGAAGACAATTTATGGTAACAACTTACCCGAGTTCTATGAGGCTGGTGTTCTCAAGAAGCACGCTGTAAGTGTTGCTTTCGTGAAGTGTGAAAAGGTAAATGAAGTGAAAGCTCCTAGATGTATACAACCCAGACACCCAGTGTATAACATTGGGTTAGGGCTGTATGTCAAACCACTAGAACACAAGATATACAGAGGTATATCAAAGGTTTTTGGTGATGATGTTGTAGTTGTTAAAGGCTTCAACGTTAGGGAAGTAGCAGAAATACTAGAGGCTAAATGGAAATCATTTAATGATCCAATAGCCGTTGGTCTAGATGCTACCAAGTTTGACATGCATGTGTGTGAAGGCATGCTAACATGGGAACATTCAATTTATAATGCCTATTACAAGCAAGACCCCATTCTTAAACGCATCCTTAAGATGCAGGTGTATAACACCGGAATGGGCTTTTGTGATGATGGGAAATTAACATACAAGGTGGTAGGTCGGAGGTTTAGTGGGGATATGAATACCTCTCTAGGCAACTGTCTTATCATGTGTGCGTTAGTTTGGACTTATGCACAAGAGCGAGGTGTCAATATCAAACTAATGAACAATGGTGATGATTGTCAAGTGATAATGGAACGAGTGGACTAC